CAGCCTTGGCCACAGACCCAGATCGAGAAGGCAAACTAGCTCAAGCACGTCAGGATGTAGCCAAAGGCATACTGCGTTTACCAGAAACAGCACAACCAGGCACAGCCGCTTGGTTTAGACAAATCAGTGATCGATTAGCATGAAAACCTATACCGAATACCTAGTAGAAGCTGCCGAAGGTCCTAGGATTCCGCACCCAGAGGACAGCATCTTTGACAGCAGTGCCAGTGCTGCTCGGTATGTAGAAGCACTACGAGAAATCATTGGCAATCCAGGATCTGCTACTATTAAATGGGATGGCGAAATCGCTCTGTATTTTGGCCGAGATCAGCGCGGAGAGTTTTTCATCGCCGACAAGTATATGCCGGCCAAGAATTTCTATCCTAAAACTCCTGCCGATTGGATCAAATACGACCAAGATCGTGGAGCCAATCGCAGTGATTTATACAGAAAAATTAACCTAATCTGGCCTGGACTTGAAGCGGCAGTAGGCACCACACCTGGCGTGTTTAAAGGTGATCTCATGTTTGTAGGACCACTACAACCTGTTAACAATGAATTTGTGTTTAAACCAGTTACAGTAGAGTACCATGTACCAGTCAACAGCGACCTAGGCAAGTTAATTGCCGGGCGCCGAGCACTGATTGTGGTACATCAATACGAGGGTGCGCCTTGGGATGGGCGTGGGCTTACACCTAATGCACAAGTAACTGTGATACCTCCTAACATGGGTTTGAAATTTGCTTTGAAAAATCCTGTGCAACTGGTACAAGCAGCCACAGTGGCAGTGAGTAAACTAGGACCACTGGCTGATCAGTTTCTAGCTGGCACACCAAATGTAGTTCGCGATGCACTGAAAAAGTATCTAGGACAATTTAAAACACAAAGAACTAATTTACCGTTGGCCGACTGGCTACGCTCTAATGTCAGTGCCAAACAGTACAAGTTTCTAGTTGGTGAAGGTGATGGATATTTGGTGACAAATCGTCGTGGACTTGATGCTGTGTTTAAGATTTGGAATGCGATTAGTGCACTTAAGGAAAATCTTGCTCAACAGCTAGAATCACAGGTTCAAGGCATGCAGCAGTATGTCTCAGGACAACCGCAAGGCGAAGGTTTTGTGATACCGAGTCGTGCTGGATTGGTCAAGTTGGTACAGCGAGGCGGTTTTGGTGCTGCTCACTTTGGTGGTTTCGCTGCTAAAAAGTAGCCAGTTTGATAAATAAATACATACGTGAAAGCGTAAACATTTAGAAAGGAAATTAAAATGGCCGTATTCGCAAGAGTTAATGGTGCAGCAGCTCCGATGGAGCAAGTAGGTCGTGATCTATATTTCAAGACCTTTACAAAAGGTACAGCAATGAGCCAGGCAGACCTAGAAGCTCTAGTTCAAGCTATTCAGTCTACTAGCACAATCACAGCTATTGGTGCATTTACAGCAGCCAGCAGCACAGCAGTAAACATGGTTATTGAAGGTGCAGACATCAGCAATGCTGCTAACACACCAATGACTGGCATCACAACCAGCAACTTAACATTCTAATTTAGAATCAGTTGCAACCCTAAGCCCTACCTAGTAGGGCTTTTTTATTGGCTGTGTTTTCTGCTAGTAAATATCGTATATGAAGACCTATGCTGTATACACTCTGATAGATATTACTGCTACCGGGGAAATAAACAATAACACAGAAAATCAACCTGCTAGAAATCAACAACGTAATTGGGAAACAGCTCACCAGATAGTTAGCCTACGCCAACAGGTGCAGATCATAGCAATGCCCGGAGATCCAAAATTAGTACAAATGTCTGCTCATGATTTTGGTAGTTACTATCGTGGGCAGCAACAATGTTGGAAATTTATGTTTCAAGCTGATTATCATGTCGCCGATTCAGTGGCACAATTATATCGAGACTTTGATAATGTACCTGTTATCACAGGATTAAATGAAACTGTGAGTTTGCCTTATTCGGTGTTTTGTAGTGATGGTATCTTAAAGAACCTATATATTAGGCAAATGGATTAAATAGTAACAATGGCCGGCTTAAGTCTAGCCTTACCTATTGCCTGGAAACCTAAATATGACTACGAGCAGTATAGAAAAAGAAAATCTGGAGGCCCATGTGGAGTTGTGTGCAGAGCGTTACCGTCAATTGAACATGAAATTAGATACTCTAGATAGCAAAGTTACATCAATGGAAGGAATGATCTCAGAAATCAAGAACAGTTTGTCGGACGCTACCGATAAACACAATAAACAATTGATTACCATTGGTACCAGCCTAATTGTGGTATTGATCGGAGCTATTGTTACACTGGTAGTAGCACTTAATCGATGAAAATAGTAGAATTTATCAATGGGCTCAGAATGCCCATAACTAATGAAGAGTCGGATGTTTTGTCCCGTTTTGACAATGCTGAACACACAATCAATAAACAGGACCTGACCGAACGTGAACAGGTTCTAGCAAATCAACTAGTTAACAAAGGTGTCTTAGTAAGAAAAAACACAGATGGACAAATCCATTATCGCAAACAAGTCAACCATTGAACAAGCAGTGCGTGCAGAGGTACGCCGAGTGCGTACCTGGACACGCAAAGAACTGCAAGCTCTATTAGACAAAACCAACGCCGATCGTCAAAAGCCCATAATTGTTCCACTGGGTAATGCTGGATTTTTAATTGGCAATTATGCAGTAAGGCGCAATCATGACTCATGGAGCATGATCTATCGCTACAATGATCGTGAACTAGAATTCACCGATCAGGAATCTGCATTGTTGTATGCTGTACTACAGCAAATAGGACGCAGTGAAGTGGCCGATCAGCTGTTGACACATGATCAAAACATCACACGATTAACCCAAGAAACCCAAAGATTTAAACTTAGATATCAGCAGGCCTCTCAACGTCGTAATACACATCAGCAAGATCTCTATTTGTGTAGGTATAATCATACTCAAATGCAGCTCCAACATCACAAGCAGTTATTGGCGAAAACTTTGAAGATGGCTAAATACTATAACCTTTAGGAATACCATTATGAACCTATCTGATATTAATCCCGCAGCTTCTTCTAAAAGGATGAATTCACTTATGCAAAGCCGTTTCGGATTTAGCTTAGACTACAATCGTCTAACATTCTCTAAAGCTCAACAGCTTAACAATCTAGTTTCAGAAAACATTGCTCGTATCCGTCGTAGCTATGGCGTACACACTGCTGAACGTAATCCCAAGTACATGGAGTTACTCATGGTGCGTGAAAGCCTAGGTAAATGGATGCGTGAAAACCAGCATCTTATGGAAAGCGAGATGGGCAAGAGCGAAGCGATACTCGCAGCCAAAGACATGGTGGACAGCATCCAGGACATGGTTGAAAAAGTTAGCAAGATGCAGGTAGAACAACTACCAGCTCTCATTGATACCATCCGTGACCAAATTGGCATGCAAGAAGCCGATCAGTTCAAGTCAGCCATGGGCGACCTACTACAAAGTATCAGTCAAGAGCTAGCCACTGCTCGTGAAACTGCTGATTCTTCAGCTCGTCAACTAGCCGGCGAAGAAGGTGCAGGTATGATGGGCGGTGCGGGCATGCCCGGCAGTGGTTTAGATATGCCTTCTGCTGCTCCTACACTAGGTGAACCCAGTGACCTAGACACTGATATGGCACCCGACGAGTTTGCTGGTACCGACGCTGCTGCTGGCGGCACAGAACCCATTGGCAGAGAAAAGCGTTAATGAGAGCACATGAGTTTATGGTTGAGGATATCACACCCTCAACCAATAACTTAATCAACACGCTGGAAACACTAAGAGGCGAAACTGATCAAATTCGTGTAGACAGTCTGGTCAACTTGGTTAGAAAGAAGCCAGGTAGTGAGATGTTTAACGTGGATCTGTTGTTGGACGCTCAAAAGGATAATCCAGCTGTGCAGAATTTGATTAAGAGCATCAGCACAGATGATTTCGGCGTGCGTTATGTGCACTTGCATCCAATGGACCCTGACGATGAAGAGCCCATTGACATAACTAGTCCCGACCGTGATCGTGATGAGCCTAGCGCCAATCCACAAGCCACAGTAGCATCTATGGCCAAAAGAGCTGCGAAAAAGCGTACATAACTGTTGCAACTTAGGTCCTAGTATGCTATTATAGTCAATAGTATGCTAAACAATAAATTTAACTATCATTCAATAAACCGACAAAGTATAGATGGAGTACGCTATTATGTTACTCCAAATGGTGATCGAGTTCCTTCGGTTACCACCATACTTGATCGTACCAAACCTGCAGAAGCACGTCAAGCTCTAGCCGAATGGCGTCGTAGAGTAGGCGAGCAGCAAGCACAGGCCATTACCACAGAAGCAGCCGGTCGTGGCACAAGAATGCACAAATGGCTGGAAACTTATGTGCAAACTGGCCTAGCAGGCACACCAGGTTCACATCCAGAAAGCCAACGCAGTCATCGAATGGCCATGAAGATCATTGAATCTGGTCTTTGCAACGTGTCTGAAGTATGGGGCAATGAAGTTCCACTGTACTTTCCAGAACTGTATGCCGGTACCACAGACTGTGTAGGTGTGCACAATGGTGAACAAGCTATTCTGGATTTTAAACAAAGCAACAAGCCCAAGCGCAGAGAGTGGGTCGATGATTATTTTCTACAAATCACAGCTTATGCGCTGGCACACAATGAAGTTTATGGCACTAACATACGCAAAGGTGTGATCATGATGTGTGTAAAACCTGCTGACAATGCTGAACCAGAGTACCAAGAATTTGTCTTAGAACCCCAAGACTTTGACCATTGGACTCAGCGTTGGTGTGATCGAGTCAGCGAGTACTATCGCCTACGGTAAATACTCAATAGGGGACAGGATCACATGGCTGTATTACAGATAAGTCAAATTCAAGTACGCAAAGGTCTATTACAGGACCTAGGTCAGCTAGCCGGCGGCGAATTTGGATGGGCTGTTGACAAACTAAGATTATTCATTGGTAATGGTAATTTAGATGAAGGCAGTCCCTATATTGGTAACACTGAAATACTT